AGCAGCGCCGGCTTCGTAGAAGAGACCAGAAGCGTCAATGTACTGATCAACGGCTTCAGGGCCTCCGAATGCATGGATGGCGTTGGGAAGAGCATCGACGGCGTCGGTGTAGTTGAAGGGCTGAGCGCCGAGCAAGCGGTACAAGAGCTGGTCGCAGTCGAGGGAAGAGCAGTAGTCGACGTTCTGATCCGGCTGGACGACCCAGATGAGTTCTTTGACGGGGTGGTTAAAGTTGAGCTTGATCTTGTTGGAAGAAGAACCGACGGACTCGTCACCGGTGAACTGGAGCTGTTCAATGAGGTACTCGTGGGGGTTCTGGGCCATGCGCCTGCGCTCATCAGTGTCCAAGAAGATGTAATCGACGTAGAGGGAGGCGGCGACGAGGGACTGGTTGTATGCGGCGGTAACACGACCGCCATTAGTGCTGCAGTTTGAGTGGCTCAGAGAACCAACGGCCCACAAGCACTCGTCGATGGGGCGGATATCGAGGTTGATCTTGACTTCGTGGTACTGAAGGGCGATCAGGGGCAGAGCAAGGCCGGGGTTACGGCAGTACCAGAATTGAAAGGGAACATAGAGGGTGGTTTCAGGGAGGGCGTTACGGGGGGCGCAAACCTGGCGAGGAGCGCTGCTCTGGCAAGGACCGTCAACATCGTTGAAAGAGGGGTCGGTGATAAAGGTGAGTTCGGTGGTGTTTCCGACCATGCCGTAGTAACCGCGGACCTGGTCAACGGGCAGAGTGAGGTTGTTCCAGATGTGCATCCAGTCACCGTACTGGCGATCAATGCGCTGACCACCGATTTCGACTTCAACCTGAGAAATGAGCTGTTCACCGGGGAAGTCGAGCCAGCGGGCATAAACTGCGGAACCGGAGGCGCCGCTGTTCTTCATATTCTGGTTAATTTCAGGGAGAGTAACCTGAAGGTAAGTGCGGTATGCAAGATCACCGTTGCGGCTGATGGTGCAAGTGACACGACGACCGAAATCTGCCTGTCCGTTAAAGGTCTGTTCAATGGATTCCATAGCAAAGTTGGTGTGACGTTTGTATGAAACTTTCCAGAAAGTGATCTGAGGGTTACCCGTGAGATAAACATCCTGGGCGCCGTAAGCTACAAGTTGCATTAATCCTCCTGCCATTTTATAATATAATTGTTATAATATTACTAAAGAAAAAAAAATCGAAAAATTACACGTAATTCATTTTTATTTTATTTTAATTAAAAATAAAATAAAAGATTTCATTCATTTTTCATTTTTATAAATTTTTCACTTAACTTTTTTATGAATTTTCCTGAATTTTCCTGAATTTTTATAAATTTTCCTGAATTTTTCCATGGAAAAAAAATGCCTAAATATTACATCTTTTTTTTCCATGGAAAATTATAAAAGTCATGGAAAATATTTATTATAAATGTTAGAATATAAAGTATTTTAACTATATATAGATATAGATATAAAATAAGTGAAACAAGTAACGTGACTTTGTTTTTCAATTCGTTCGTAGTGACTCTTCTTTTTATGATTTTGAATGCCAACATTTAAATATAAAACCAACAAAAAAATAATAGTAGATGATAAAAGCATCACAACATTAGATAATCGTCATAAAGAAATGCAACTTCATTTTTCAAATGTAAAAAAAATTATTATCCCAAATCTTTTAAAAGAAAAAAAAGAGCTTACAAATTTATTAAACAATATGAGTAATAACAATGGTAACAATAATGATGGAAAAAATGATGAAAAAATTCCAATTGAAAAACAACTTGAAATAAAAGATCGCATATCTGACATCAAAAACACGTTAAAAACACATAAAAATAACATAAAACAGTATTATCTGAGTAATTCCAAATACATTTTCGATTACTTTGAAAATAAAAAAGAAATATCAAATGGCAACACGAAAACAAAAATATTAAATTCATTTTTCAAAATCGATGGTGAAAGCGATCGTGTAAACGAACTCACATGCTTAAACAACAACAATGTGAAAAGATTTCTCTCTAATATTGATCAGTCCTTTATAAATGTGAATGACTTTATGTTTCAAACGGATATATGCAAACACTGCAACGTTGGCGAACTTATACCGGTCGAACACGAAGGTATTCTTGTCTGCAACCACTGTTCAAAGTATGTCATGTATTTGTTTGAAAGCGAAAAACCCTCGTATAAAGAACCACCCAAAGAAGCGTGTTTTTATGCGTATAAAAGAATCAATCATTTCAAAGAAATTCTTGCACAATTTCAAGCCAAAGAAACTACGCAAATACCGGCTGAAGTTATTGAAAATATTAAACTTCAAATTAAAAAGGAGAGAATTAGCTTATCAAAATTCACAAACACAAAGGCCAAAGACATTTTGAAAAAACTAGGATATAATAAATTTTATGAACACATTCCATACATTAAAGACAAACTTGGAATTAAACCGCCGGTTATGACACAGCAATTAGAGGAACAACTTTGTAACTTATTCATGGAAATTCAAGGACCGTATGCAAAATATTGTCCTGATGATCGTGTTAATTTTCTGAATTATTATTATACGATTTATAAACTGTGCGAGCTCCTTGGACAAACGCAATTTTTACTATACTTTCCGCTGCTTAAAGACAGAGAGAAGCAAATCGAACAAGATGAAATATGGAAAAAAATTTGCGCGGATTTAAATTGGGATTTTATACCAACACAATAAAAACATTAAAAATATTTTTTATTATTATTATTTTCTATCTTTAGTATAATTAGTATAATTAACTAGTATTTATAATAACTTTTTATAAACTTTTTATAAACTTTTCATTTTATTTCCTCGATATTAATTAATTAAATGGATGGAATGAATTTTGATTTAAATATTACTCCCCTTTTTATTTTTTATGTAACGCTGGGCGGAAATTTTGTTGCACAGCTGTTTCCATGCCAAGTTCAAAAACTTTTCACCGAAAATATTTATTATAAGCACTTTCTTGCATTTTTTATCTTATTTTTTGCAATTGTTTTAACATCCGACAAATCTGAAAAAATAAGCACCACCCTATTCTCGAAAACGTTGGTACTATACTCCTTATTTATCGTATTGACACGAATGGATAAAAATTTCTTCATCATGTTTTTTCTCATATTGTGCATTAAATTTATCATTATTAATGAAATGTCACACACAACAAATGCAAATGAAGAACTCAAAGATAAATACGATAAAATAAATAAAGGGTTAACATATGCGCTCATTTCAATCGGAATCATCGGATTTATACTTTATTATGGAGAGAAGCGATACGAATACGGAAAACGTTTTAACTTTTTAACATTTCTACTAGGAAAACCGGTATGCAGAGAGTTCATAATTCCTACAAATTATGGACGTAATTTGAAATACGCACTCACATCGTAAAAACTATTTACGTAAATATGTAAAAATACAAATACACTTATATTAAAAAATAATTATAAAAAATAATAAAATATTTATAATTATTATATACGCACGCAGACCAGATAATAAATGTTTTCAAAGTTAATTCTATATACATTCATTGTTTTATTTATTTTTATCTTGTTCAACGAACTCTTTTCTCAATCGTCGCTCATTGAGGGTTTAACTACCGACGAATCAAGTAATGACAACGATCTTGGAATAACCGTTGGAAGATACACCTCAAAAATCGACCAGCTCGGAAAAACAATCGATTCTATGCAAGCAACAATTTTAGGACTTTTGCCGACTGTTACAAAAAATGCACAAGATAATGCAAACAATCAGCAAGCCATTCAAGCCATTATTGCAAACAAAAACAAGACGTGAACCAATAATGCGCGGACCACGATTTGTAGCCAAGCCATACCACACTTTTGTTTTTATTTTACAACTCCTCAGAAAACATGTCAATGTCTAAATCTCCAAGCGAAACCGGCTCTCCGATGTGAAGCGCGTCATTCTCATCTCCACCTTCATCGTCGTCGTCGTAACTGCCCTGCTCTTCTTTGCGCTTAGCAAAACTTTTCATACTTATTTCTTCCAAACGTTCCAGCGTTTTAGGCGCATTTACAAGTTCTTCCGTTGAGTCAGCATCATTCATAATGCGCACCCGATCAATGTCATCAAACGTAATCGTTTGTTTTTTTACACCATCTCCCCCTCCTTGCTGATCTTCTTTCGCATCTGCATCTG